CACGCCAAAGGACACGCCAAAGGACACGCCAAAGGACACGCCAAAGGACACGCCAAAGGACACGCCAAAGGACACGCCAAAGGACACGCCAAAGGACACACCAAAGGACGCACCGAAGGACGCACCGAAGGACGCACCGAAGGAAACGGTTGAGGAACTGGCGGCAAAGAAAGGTGTTGACCCTGCCCTCGTGAAGCAGTTGCAGGGACTACCCGAGGGCCAAACGGCTGAAGGCCGGGCAATGCTTGACAGCTTTTTGGGATTGCTGCCAGATTATACCGACCCGGAAACAGGTGACAGAGTCGCCCGAGGCGCAGAGCAAAAGGCGCTAGACGAGCACCTGTCAGCACTCGCGGAACAATTGACCAGCCTACAGGCACAGGTCAAAGAACAGAAAGACAGCAATACAGCAATTAAAAAACATCTTACCGCACTACGAAAAGAAATGAAGAAACAGAAGAAGGAGCCAACACGCAAACGGGCCTATAGCCTGACACATTCTGCTGCTGCGCTCGCATTTATGCTATTAGGTGGTGTTGCTGGTTTCGCTTTCGCGGGTCCGATGGGTGGACTACTTGCCATGACAATGGCTAAGCAGACCACACCGTCTCGATTACAAAAGGCGTTAGAATTACAACACGGCCTGTATGCTTTACCCAGTGGTGACATCTACATTTTGACGAAAGAAGGGGTATGACATGGGCATTCGCGACACGCTAAAGGAAGTCGTCAGCAACGCGACCACATCTGCAGTCGATATAGCTCAGGCTGGATCGGACATCGCACAGATGGGTACAGACATGGTCCGAGAGTGGCAGCAGGACCAACGAACCTATCGAGCGGATCGCAATCGAGATCGTGTAGCGGATGAGGCTGCACAGCAATTCGGGAATATGACTGAAGAACAAGCCCATGCACGATCAGCGGGGATCTATGCGGCGACGGATCAAGACGTCATCAAGGCGATCTTGGACGAGCACAAAGCACTGGCTGATCGGAATGGATCACGTGACCCACTTGGTGGGTTGCATGAGCCAGCCAATGACCCCAAGGCTGTCCAGTTTGACCCGTTTGATATGGTCGCGATCACAGGCTGGCGTGAGCGTCCGAGCGGCTTGTCGTACCGAGCACTTGCCCGTGTCGCCGCACAGACACCGGTCATAGCTGACATCATCCGAACACGTATTCAGCAGGTTATTGTGTTCTGTGCGCTGCCGAATGATCGCCACTCACCGGGTTTTAAGGTTCGACTGCGTGACCGTGACGCGGAAATGACGCCCGAGATCGAAAAACGTTGCAGGGAATATGAAACGGTGATCCTCAACTGTGGGTTTGAACACCCTGATCGCCCCTCTGATTCGACCTCGTTCGCCCATTTCGCAAAAATGTTCATTCGAGATTCGTTGACGTACGATCAAGCATGCTTTGAGAAGGTCCCTGATAAATTAGGTCGACCTGCTTATTTCAAGAATGTTGACAGCGCGACTATCAGGCTACTCGATCCATTCGTACGAGATGACGAAGGTATTTTGGCTGTACAGATGCTACGCAGCATGATCGTCGCTGACTTCACATCAGATGAAATTGCCTTTTGCATTCGCAATCCACGGAGTGGGATCCACACATATGGCTACGGTGAGGCTGAGATCGCCACACTCATACGCGAAATCACAGGTTTCTTGTGGAGTATGCAGTACAACCGTAAGTTTTTCTCACAGGGCTCAGCTGCGAAAGGAATTCTGAATTTTAAGGGGATGATCCCCGATCGACACATGGCCGCGTTCCGTCGACAATGGACGGCTATGGTGTCAGGTGTCACGAACGCGTGGAAGACTCCGATCACTAATGCCGAGGGCCTAGAGTGGATCAACATGCAGTTGACGAACCGTGACATGGAATATAGCGCGTGGATGGATTTCCTGATCAAAATCTGCTGCGCACGCTTCCTAATTGCACCCGAGGAAGTCAACTTTTCGTACGGAAACACCGGGCAGGTTGCTGCTATGGGTGGGACCTCCACCGAGGAAAAGCTCAAAGCGAGTAAGGATCTAGGGCTGCGGCCTTTGGTGCACTTTTTGTTCGAGTCAATCAACCGGAATTTCTTGTGGGACCTTGATCCGCTGTACGAAGTCGTACCCGTCGGACTGGATGAGAAAGGGGTCGAAGCAGAGACGGAACTACTCGAAAAGCAAACTAAGGTGTGGATGACAGTAAACGAGGCACGGAGGTTCGCAGGTGAAGAGCCTTTGCCCGGGAAGCAAGGTGACGTAATCCTCAATGACGTCTGGCTCAGGCACGTAGAGGCCACAGAGCAGGCGGAACAACCCGCGAACGACTCTGAGCAACCAGTCACCACCGATGCTGAGACCGAGGCTGGAACTGAAGACGACACAGACCCCACAGGCGGGTTAGGTCAGCTGCAGTATTCATCGGGCGAACCATTTCAGTTCGTCGATGACGTTGCGAAAAGTCTAACGAACACGCTACAATCCAATCGACGACGCAACGTGCGTCGCTATGAAGCCGAAATCTAATGATCACCACTATGGAGTCATCCACATGGGCAGTCCATCACTCTTAGCCGCGCAAAGCGAGCCCCTACTCAAGCGTCATAACGCTTCCGCACTCATGATTGCTGCACTATGCATTGGTGCAGCTGTTACCGACGGCGGGTCAACCCAAGCCTCTGGCGCATCGGGCGTACTCAATTTCGATATTGACACAACAGCAATCCCACTTGCATTCGTCTCCAACGACATGCACACCCTCGCAGCACAGACTGACGCCGATTCAGACGCCGGTGCCGGTCTTGTCTGGGGTGCCACCTCTGGTAAAGAGGTAAAGTTTATGGTGGTACTGGAAACAGGAACCGCTAATGACACACCCGCAATTTTCGCAAAATTCGGGGAAGTGGCTGATTCGGGGACGTCGATCGCCCCAACCATCGAAGAAATGAAAACTGCGCTTGGACATGACAACGTATCCGTGCTGAGTATCGTGACAATCGAGCGTACCGCGGATACCACACTGTCATTCTCTGCATGGGATGGTGCGCGTATCGCACCTGCGATTGCGAATGCAGCAACTGTCAGTCTCGCTGAGACCGAGGTCGAATTTCGTACGGTTGTAGGCTAATGGGTGTGCGAGTAAGTATTGAGGCCCCCATTGGGGTGATTGCCTCAGAACCCGAAAAGGTCTTGCACTTACTCGCAGACGTTGCTGAGTCGGAGGGCGCTGATCGTGATCTCTGGCTCAGTAAAGCCATACGTTCAGCGGGAGGAACCAAACAATCTGTTGCTGTGCGTGGGGACCCCCGGACTGAAGTGGTTCATCAGGCCACGCAGCGGGGTCATGATTTGATGCAGTCAGCATTGTCGGCTGCGACCAAACGGATCATCGACCTGATCCAAAACAATCAACCTGATTTCAAGCTACCGCATCAGGGTGATTCAAAAAAGTAGAGATGCGAATTGGCCTCACCTTCATTTTTGACACCTGAATTAGCTGAACAAGCCCGGTCCATCGTCACCGAGCATGTTGATGCTGTTGCAGCAACGCTCTACGGTGAGGACGTCGCGACACCAGAGGCTTGGCGCTTGGCGATTGATCTCGGGTTTGTCGATCCAAAAAAGCCACGCGTTGAGCTAGCCGGATCGATGTATGCCTTTGGTGTATTACTCGGCCACGCCCACCAAGCGGGTGAGGCGCCAACGCGCTACGGCACCTCACCTACTGAGTTTTTAGCTGCTTTGAAAAAGGATGCGATCCCACAAACTGCATATGAGGCAGAAGCAGCTGAGCATGCACAATTTCGAGCCGCGGACTACCTAAAAGGATTGGGCAACGCCATCGAGCGTGAGACAGGTCGGATTCTGGTCGAAGCTGACTCACGGCTACGTGATGAGATGTCAGCGACTGTCAACGACGTTATCGCTGCCAAATACGGGGATGACAAAGCGGCCCAAAGAATGCGCCAACGCGCTAAGGCACAGAACAAAGGTGAAACGTTCTATGACGCAGCATTCCGTGCGACTGTCTCACGTATCAAGTCGGATTTGGGCCATGCAACGGAGGATTGGACGCGAGACGGTAGCCGCATTGTGCAAACCGAGTCCATTCGCGCGCAGCACGAAGGACAGCGTAAAGTATGGGAGGAACAGGAAAACGCTCGGGCAATCAAGGAAAAGAGACCCCCTAAGCCTGTCCGAGTCTACAAAATCCCACGTCAAGACGCCTGTAAACACTGTGTCAGGCTACACTTAGAGGGGGGATTCCCTCGTATTTTCAACTTGGATGAACTGGTAGCTAACGGTTCGAATGTTGGCCGAAAGGCCACTGACTGGCAGGCGAGCGTTGATCCAG